AGGCTAATCAACCTATTTTTAGAGATGAAGACGCGAGTCATTCTGTAAGAAGAAAGAAAACAGAAGGTTTGTTTAACACTGTAGATAAGAAAATTGTAAAAGGATCTTATGATGAAGGTGTTGAAACAGTAATTAAACAACCAGGTGATGGGCCTAGAATGAGAAATGCATCAGCCATAAACCAAACTAGCATTGAGACAACTGGTGGTTATCAAGTAAGTGATGAGGATAGAGCACAAATTGCGGCAACTGAAAAAAGACTACAAGCTCAAGCAACAGCTCAAGCAGAGGCAAAAGCTGATGCAGATGTTAAAGCTAATCCTCTTAAAAACAGAGAAACAAGAAATTACGAATCTACAGCTACTAACATTAGACAAGCTGTAACTCCAGAAGAAAAAGCTGCATGGGCAGCTTCAGAAGGTCAACCGGGAAGAGGTAGATTTAATGTAACCAAAACAGGTAAAGCTACTCGTAGCAAACTAGAACCTCTTAGTGCTTTAAACATAGATCCAGTAGGTCCTGTTGAATTTAAAACACCAGGCCCATCAGCTGATATTAATATACCAAAACCAACAACACCTGGTAAAAAACCAGACATGACTATTTCTGGTGGATCTATCTATAAGACTAAAGATAAGTCAAAAACAAAAACTCCTAAAGACACTATGTTTAGAGATGTTGATGGTGATGGTAATGTTGTTACTAGAACTGTTGATAAAATAGGTCAAGGTGTTACTAATTTAGTAGACAACATAGGTGATTCTATAGAAAGAGGTAAAAGAAAAAGAAAAACAAAGAAACGATCAAGAAACGTGTCAAGAGGAAATTGTCCTCCATGTCCTCCATGTAATTAATATGAGTATCAAGGGTTATAAAAAAAATAGTCCCGACGTTAATAAACCATATAATGTTATTCCCGGAGGTCATATAACTATGAAAGGTGTTAAGTTTAAAGTACTTGGCACTGATGATAGAGGATATACAAAAGTAATGTATCCTGGTCATGACTATATATTTCCAGGTGCTAAGTATGTTGTTGAAAAGAAAATGTAATGAGTGATAAGAAAAAATTTAAAGATACTAAAGTCGGTAAATTTTTGTTAGGTAAATCAGGTCTTGTAAATGCCATAGGAGATGTGATGCCAGACAAAGGCTTATTAGGTTTAGTTAAAAACTTAATACATAATGATCCAGACATACCACCTCAGGATAAAGAAACAGCGTTAAAACTACTAGAGCAAGACATGATTGAAATGCAGGAGGTATCTAAAAGATGGTCTTCAGATATGAGTAGTGATTCATGGCTTAGTAAAAATACTAGGCCCTTAACGCTTATATTTTTAACTATATCTTTAGTTATATTAATAATACTAGAAAGCGCAAACATGCAGTTCGACGTAGACAACAGTTGGGTAGATTTATTAAAATCACTCTTAATAACAGTTTATGTTGCATACTTTGGTTCGCGTGGAGCGGAAAAGTTTAAAAGTATAAGTAATAATAGAAGTAAGTAATAATCAATTTAAATTTAATAAAATGGCAAAAACAAAAAAAATTACAAAACAAGAGTTAGAAAAAGTTGTTGAACAACAAAAAGAAGTTAACACTTTTCTAAATCAACTTGGTGTTTTAGAAAGCAATAAACATATTGTACTACATAGATTAGATAAATTAAACGAAAAAGTTGAAGAGACTAAAGCTATGTTAGAAAGTAAGTATGGTGCTGTAAACATTAATCTTGAAGACGGAACTTATACAGAAATAGAAGACAAAAAATAAAATGGATTCTATTATAAGAAAAATAAGTATAGGTTCTGATTACAAGAACGATGCAATGCATTATTCTGTTGGTCAAGAGGTTTACGGTGGTCACACTATATCTCATATACTTTTAGAGCCAGATAACTCTTATAATATTTTTATAAAAAAAAATAATGCGGTATTGCCATGGAAAAAATTTAATTCTAACATGGCAATATCCATTGAATATGATTTACAGTATTAATGAAATCTGTACATGATTTTATAGTGATGCCAGTTGGTGATCGCTATAATAACCATTTAGAAGTTGGTGACAAAAAATTAATATTAAATTCTACTGTTGAAGATCATAAGTTTATAAACAGAAAAGCTGTTGTAATATCAACACCGACATCAATAAACACACCAATAGAAGAAGGTGACGAAGTTATTATACACCACAATGTATTTAGAAGTTATTATAACCAGCAAGGTAAAAAAGTTGATAGCAGTAAGCTTTTAAATGAAGATCATTTTTTTTGTCAACCAGATCAAGTTTATTTGTATAAAAGACTTGTTAAATGGTGCACTGTTGGGAAAAGATGTTTTGTAAAACCTTTAGAAAACAAATCTGATTTAAGAGACAAAAAAACTCTAAACAACGTAGGTGTTGTAAGATATAACAATAGCTTGCTAGAAGCTCAGGGAATAACCGAGGGAGACTGTATAGCGTTTAAAAACAATAGGGAATTTGAATTTGTTATTGATAATGAGCTGTTATATTGTTTACACACTGACGACATTTTAATTAAATATGAATATAAAGGAGACAAAAAAGAATATAATCCAAGCTGGGCAAAGAGCAGTTGATGAGTTAATAAAGGTAGCTAAAGAACCTATTGTAGATTCGGATGACGATATATCTGCTGATCGTTTAAAAAACGCAGCGGCAACAAAAAAATTAGCAATATTTGATGCTTTTGAAATACTAAATCGTATTAAAGAAGAAGAAGATATGTTAAATGAAAAACCAAAAAAAGAAACTGAAAAAAAATCTTTTGGTGGTTTTGCTGAAGGAAGAGCTAAATAATGTATAAGCAAGATTTATATAAAATACTATCTGAACATATAAAACCTAATATTCTTAAAAAAAGAAATAAGAAAAAAGATTGGGAGTATGGATATAACAAGGAGCATGATATGATTGTTATATCAAAAACAGGTAAGATAGGAGAAATTTATGAAATACAAAATCTTAAAATAGCTTTACCGTTAGAAGAAAATGTACATGAGTTCGAAAACAATAAATGGACCTTTATAGATCTACCTAAAGAATTAAAAAGAATAAAAACTATTTTTGACTGGGAAAAATATCCAGTTGATTTTAAAGAAAAATGGTATGACTATATTGACACAGAGTTTGAAAGGCGTGAAAAAGGTTTTTGGTTTTACAACAAAGATCGGCCTATATATCTTACTGGTTCTCACTATGTCTACCTGCAGTGGTCCAAGATTGATGTTGGGAAACCAGACTTTAGGGAAGCAAACAGATTATTCTTTATCTTTTGGGAAGCTTGCAAGGCAGATACAAGATGTTACGGGATGTGCTACCTTAAAAACAGACGTTCTGGGTTTTCCTTTATGGCATCAGGAGAGGTTGTTAATTTGGCAACCATATCAAGTGACTCTAGATATGGTATATTATCCAAGTCTGGGCCGGATGCTAAAACCATGTTCACAGATAAGGTGGTACCCATATCGGTTAATTACCCCTTCTTTTTCAAACCGATTCAGGACGGTATGGACAGACCAAAGACCGAGTTGGCGTACCGAGTACCAGCCAGTAAATTCACGAGGCGTAAGATCCTCGCAAACGAACCACAGGAACAGTTACAGGGATTGGACACCACCATCGACTGGAAAAACACAGGTGATAACTCCTACGACGGTGAGAAACTCAAACTCCTCGTACATGACGAATCGGGTAAATGGGAAAGGCCGAACAACATCCTCAACAACTGGCGTGTTACAAAAACAACATTAAGATTAGGTAGTAGAGTTATAGGTAAATGCATGATGGGATCTACGAGCAACGCTCTAGACAAAGGTGGTGATAATTTTAAAAAACTATATTATGACTCAGATGTTACAAAAAGAAACGCCAATGGACAGACTCGCTCAGGACTATATAGTTTGTTCATACCTATGGAATGGAACTACGAGGGATACATCGATTCTTATGGCGTACCTATATTCGAAACACCAAAAGATGAAAAATACGGGCCACACGGTACTAAAATAGATCAAGGTGTTATAGAGTATTGGCAAAACGAAGTTGATGGTTTAAAGCAAGATCAAGATGCTTTAAATGAGTTTTACAGACAGTTTCCAAGAACAGAACAACACGCTTTTAGAGATGAGGCAAAAGCATCACTTTTTAATCTAACAAAAATATATGAGCAAGTAGATTTTAATGAAGATGTTAAAAATAACAAGTCTATAACTATAGGTAATTTCGCTTGGTTAAATGGACAAAAAGATACGCAAGTTGTATTTTACCCAAATAAAGATGGTAGGTTTCATATATCATGGATACCTCCTAGATATTTACAAAATAAAGTAATATTAAAAAGGGGTTATAAATATCCTGGTAATGAACATGTTGGTGCATTTGGTTGTGACAGCTACGATATATCAGGTACAGTAGACGGTAAAGGATCTAATGGATCTTTACATGGTTTAACTAAATTTAGTATGGAAGACGCGCCTACTAATTGTTTCTTTTTAGAATATATAGCTAGACCACAGACTGCTGAGATATTTTTTGAAGACGTACTTATGGCTTGTGTTTTTTATGGCATGCCATTACTTGCTGAAAATAATAAACCTAGACTTTTGTATCATTTTAAAAGAAGAGGTTATAGAGGATTTTCTATGAATAGACCTGATAAATTAAAATTATCTTTAACAGAAAGAGAGATAGGTGGTATACCAAATTCTAGTGAAGATATGAAGCAAGCACACGCTGCGGCTATAGAGACATATATAGAAAACAATGTAGGTTTAACACCTAATGGATATGGAAACATGTATTTCCAAAGAACATTAAACGACTGGGCTAAATTTAATATTAATAACAGAACAAAGCATGACGCTTCTATTAGTTCTGGTTTAGCTTTGATGGCTTGTAATAAAAATAGATATAGACCATCACCTGAAAAAACTTTAAAATCTGTTAATTTAGGTATTAAAAAATACAACAATAAAGGAGAGATTTCAAAAATAATACAATAGATGAATATATATACAAATCCAAATAGCTCCTTTCCTAGTCAGGTAGTACCAGACGAAGAAAAGAACAGTTGGGAATATGGCCTGAAAGTTGCTCAAGCTATTGAAGGCGAGTGGTTTCGTGGAGATAGAGGCTTAGGCAATGGTGGTAGATTTGGTAATAACTGGCAATGGTTTCATGATTTAAGATTATATGCTAGAGGTGAACAATCTGTACAAAAATATAAAGATGAGTTGTCAATAAACGGTGACTTAAGCTATTTAAATTTAGACTGGAAACCTGTTCCTATTATACCTAAGTTTGTAGATATTATAGTTAATGGTATGGCTCAAAGAGTTTATGATATAAAAGCATATGCTCAAGATCCAGAATCTGTGCAAGAAAGAACTAAGTATGCAGAAGCTATAATGCGTGATATGTACGGTAAAGACTTGTTGATGGAAACACAGGAGAAAACAGGTATGAACTTTTTTAATGTTGCAGATCCTGACGCTTTACCTGGTTCACAAGAAGAATTAGATTTACATATGCAGCTTAATTATAAGCAAGCTGTAGAAATAGCTGAGGAAGAGTTAATATCAAATGTATTTGCTAAAAACAAATATGATTTAATAAGACGTAGAGTTTTAAATGATTTAGTTACAATAGGTATAGGTGCTTCTAAAACTGAGTTTAATAAATCTAATGGTATACAAGTTGAATATGTAGACCCTGCAAACATGGTTTACTCTTACACAGAAGATCCTAATTTTCAAGACATATACTATGTTGGTGAAGTAAAAGCAATTACATTAGAAGATTGTAAGAAATTGTTTCCTTGGTTAACGCCATCTGATTTAAAAGAAATTGAAAAATACCCAGGTAATGCTAATTACCAAAGAAGGTATTATGGTCAAGATGATCAGTATAATACTGTTAATGTTATATTTTTTGAATATAAAACATATCAAAACCAAGTATTTAAAATTAAACAAACTGATCAAGGGTTAGAAAAAGCTTTAGAAAAAACAGACGAATTTAATCCGCCAGAAAGTGATAACTTTGACAGAGCTCATAGAGCTATAGAAGTTTTATATAGTGGTGCTAAAATACTAGGTCACGAAAAAATGTTAAGATGGGAGCTAGCTAAAAATATGACTAGACCTAATTCTAATTTAACTAAGGTTAATATGAATTATACTATATGTGCTCCTAAAATGTATAAAGGTAGAATAGAATCTACCGTAAGCAGAATTACAGGTTTTGCTGACATGATACAAATAACACATTTAAAACTACAACAAGTGTTAGCTCGTATGGTTCCGGATGGTGTATTTGTAGATGTAGATGGCTTAGCAGAAGTTGATCTAGGTAATGGTACAAATTATAATCCTCAAGAAGCTTTGAATATGTACTTCCAAACTGGTAGTATTGTTGGTAGAAGTTTAACACAAGAAGGTGATCCTAACAGAGGTAAAGTACCTATACAAGAATTACAAACAAGTAGTGGTAATGCTAAGATAGGTAGTTTAATTCAAACGTATCAATATTATTTACAAATGATACGTGATGTGACCGGATTAAACGAAGCAAGAGACGGTAGTCAACCTGAAAAATATTCTCTTGTTGGTTTACAGAAATTAGCTGCGGCAAACAGTAATACAGCTACAAGACATATTTTACAAGCAAGTTTATTTTTAACATTAAGATGTGCAGAAAATATAGCGCTTAGAGCTGCTGACGCAATACAATTTCCGTTAACTAGACAAGCATTGATAGATTCTTTATCAAGATATAACACTGGTACTCTTGATGAATTAATTGACAAACAGCTTCAAGAGTTTGGTATTTTCTTAGCATTAGAACCAGACGAAGAAGAAAAAGCACAATTAGAGCAAAACATACAAGTTGCTTTGCAAGCTCAATTAATTAGATTATCTGATGCTATTGATATTAGACAGGTAACTAATTTAAAGCTAGCTAATGCTATGCTTAAGTTAAGTCAGAAAAAGAAAGCTGAAGCTGATCAAGCTGCAGCACAGCAAAACATGCAGGTTCAAGCTCAAGCAAACGCTCAAGCTTCAGAACAAGCATCGTTAGCAGAAATGCAAAAACAAGAAGCTTTAACTCAATCTAAAGTTCAAATAGAACAAGCTAAGTCTCAGTTTGAAATACAACGTATGCAGACAGAAGCTAATATTAAAAGAGAGTTAATGGCTCAGGAGTTTGAGTATCAAATGAAACTAGCAGAAGCTAGAATTAAAGCTGAATCTTTTAGAGAAAAAGAAATAGAAGATAGGAAAGATAAAAGAACTAGAATATCTGGTACACAACAATCACAATTAATTGATCAGCGTAACAACGATACTTTACCTAAAGATTTTGAAAATCAAGGTATAGAAACAACGGGTGGTAATTTAAATACACCGGTTTAATTATTTAATTATATTATATATGGAAAAAGAAGTAAAACAAGAAGGTGAGTTTAGTTTAAAAAATAAAAAAACTAAACCAAAACAACTGGGCAAAAAAGATAATGCGCCTGTAAAAGTAGATCTTACTAAAAAAGAAGAACCTACTGATCAAGGAGCTGTTATCCCAGAAGTAACTAAGGTAGAAATTAAAACAGAAGACAATGCCGTTTCAGAGCAAAAAGCAGGAGAACTGGTTGATGATAAACAAACCGGAGATATACCTAAAGTGGAAGAACAAGTACAAGAGCCCAACTCGGATGTTGAGCTTCCAATCGAGCAAGTCTCAGACGAAGAGCTAGAAACTGAAGTAAATAAAGTAGAGCAACAAGTAAAAGAGGCTAAAAGAGATGAGCAAATAACTGGTAAACCTTTACCTGAAAATATAGAAAAACTAGTTTCTTTCATGGAAGAGACTGGTGGTGATATACAAGACTATGTTAGATTGAATTATGATTATTCTAATGTAGATAACAATACTCTGCTAAAAGAGTATTATAAAAGAACACGTCCTCACTTAGCTGATGACGAAGTCAGTTTTCTTTTAAATGATAATTTTTCTTACGACGAAGAAGTTGATGAAGAAAATATTGTTAAGAAAAAGAAAATTGCATATAAAGAAGAGGTTGCAAAAGCCAAAAACTTTTTAGAAGATGCTAAAAGTAAATATTATCAGGAAATTAAGTTAAGACCTGGTGTTACTCAAGATCAACAAAAAGCTATGGATTTTTTCAACCGCTACAATGAGCGTCAAGATGTAGCCAAACAACAGCATCAGGATTTCGTATCAAAAACAAAAGAAATTTTCAACGATGAATTTAAAGGTTTTAATTTCAAGCTTGGAGATAAAACGTTTAGATATAAAGTTAAAAATCCTAATGCCATTGCAGATAGACAATCTGATGTTAACAACACTATAGGGAAGTTCCTTGATGGTGATGGTAACGTGGTAGATGTCAGTGGCTATCATAAGGCTATATATGCTGCAGAAAACGCAGATACTTTAGCACAACATTTTTATGAGCAAGGCAAAGCCGATGCTATTAAAGATGTAATGGCTAAGTCTAAGAACATAGATGACACACCTAGAAAAACTTCTAGTGGTGAAGTATTTGTTCAAGGAATAAAAGTAAAAGCGTTGAGCGGTGTTGACTCTAATAGATTAAAGATCAAAAAGATCAAACTTTAACTTTTAAAAATTAATAATAATGGCAAATTTAGTAAGTCCTTTGTTTGGGTCTATTATACCCTCACAAAAACAGGAAGTTCTGCAAAGTAACTATTTACAGTTTACTGATAAAGCAGGCGACAATTTCTCTGATTTTGCACAGCAGTATCTACCAGAAATCTACGAACAAGAAGTAGAAAGATATGGAAACAGAACTTTATCTGGATTCCTAAGAATGGTCGGTGCTGAGATGCCGATGACGAGTGACCAAGTAATCTGGTCTGAACAAAATAGATTACACATTGCATATGAAGGTTGTACAACAGGTGGTGCTGGTACTAAGACTATTGATATTCCAGTAACTGCTGCAGGTGTTGTACCAGCGGTTGTTAACGTAATTTCAGTTGGACAAACAATCGTAGCAATGGATGACGTAGGAGCAGAAGTAAAAGGTATTGTTAGTGCAAGTAACACTAACGGTACAATTACAGTTGAGCCTTACGACGCAGTAGATCTTAACGCGCTTAACGCGGCTGGAGGTGCTGTAAAAATCTTTGTATATGGTTCTGAATATGGAAAAGGATCTTCAACTCCAAATGCAGTTATTGGTGCAGGTGGAGCTATCGACGGTGTATTAAGCATCGAGCCTTCTTTTACACAATTCTCTAACTCACCTATCATCATTAGAAGCAAGTACACTGTAAATGGTTCTGATATGGCACAAATCGGTTGGGTAGAAGTTGCTACTGAAGACGGTACTGGAGGTTTCTTATGGTATTTAAAATCAGAGTCTGAAACAAGATTAAGATTTGAAGATTACTTAGAAATGGTATGTGTTGAAGGCCAAAAAGCTAGCGCTGATGTTGGTGCTGGTGTTCCTTCTGCTGCATCTGCTGCAGGTTATAAAGGTACTCAAGGTTTATTTGATGCTATCCAAGAAAGAGGTAATGTTGAAGTAGCATTTAATACTAATGCACCTATCACTCAGTTAGAAGCTTTTGATTCTATTCTTAGAAACTTAGATACTCAGGGAGCTATTGAAGAGAACATGCTTTTCTTAAATAGAGAAACTGCTCTAAGTTTTGATGACATGCTTGCTGGTATTTCAGCTGGTGGTGCTGGTGGTACTGCTTATGGATTATTTGAAAACTCTGAGCAAATGGCTTTAAACTTAGGTTTTAGCGGTTTCCGAAGAGGTTCTTATGATTTCTATAAAACTGACTGGAAATATTTAAATGACGCTTCTACAAGAGGTGCTATTGAAAATTTAGCTGGTACAGGTTATGGCGTAAGCTCGATCGATGGTGTATTAATTCCTGCTGGAACTTCTACAGTTTATGATCAAATCTTAGGTACAAACATTAGACGACCATTCCTTCACGTACGTTATAGAGCTTCTCAAGGAGATGACAGACGTATGAAGTCTTGGTTAACTGGTTCTGCTGGTGGTGCGTTCACATCTGATCTTGATGCAATGGAAGTAAACTTCCTATCAGAAAGATGTTTATGTGTACAAGCTGCTAACAATTTCGTATTGTTTGACGGAGCTTAATATTCATTAAAGGTAACGGGCGCTTCGGCGCCCAGAACCTTTATTAACTATTTAATTATATTATATTATGGGAAAAGTAAAAGAAAAAATATCTACCAAACTAGAGGATAGTTGGGAGATTAAAGACAGATATTATTACACTTTAGGTAATAAACAACCTCTAACAATGAGGATACCATCACAGCATAGTAGAAAATATCCTTTACTATGGTTTGATGAAGACAAAGGTATACAAAGAGAATTAAGATACGCTACAAATATGAATTCTTGTTTTAAAGATGAGCAAGAGGGTGAAGCAACCATGGGTCATATAGTATTTAAAGATGGTAGTCTCTTTGTACCGAAAAGATACCAAGCTTTACAAAAACTGTTATCACTGTATCACCCGTTAAAAGGAAAAAGATATGGAGAAACTGATGATGTTGCTGAAGCAAGTGATCAGTTAGATTTTATGCAGTTGGAAATAGAAGCTTTAAATGCTGCCGCTAATATGGATATTGATATGGCTGAAGCTATATTAAGAACAGAAAAAGGAACGTCAGTTAGCAAGTTAACATCTAAAGAATTAAAAAGAGATTTACTTCTTTTTGCTAAAAGAAACCCAGGTTTGTTTTTAGATTTAGTTGAAGATGATAATGTTCCATTAAGAAATTTTGCTATTAAAGCTGTAGAAGCTAGAATAATTAAATTAGCAGATGATCAAAGAACATTTAAATGGGCTAGTAATGGTGCTAAACTTATGACTGTGCCATTTGATGAACATCCATTTTCAGCTATGGCTGCATTTTTCAAGACAGACGAAGGACTAGAAGTTTATAAGTCTATCGAGAAAAAACTAAAATAACATGTAATTATTGATATAAGGCTCGTTCACTCGGGCCTTATATTAAAATAAAAATAAATATGGCAATAAATGTAAACACAGTATATCAAACTGTGTTGTCTATATTAAACAAAGAGCAAAGAGGTTTACTTACACCTGAAGAGTTTAACAATATAGGAACACAAGTACAGCTAGAAATATACGACTCTTATTTTCCTGATGGTGATCAAGCTAATAGAAAAAACCAAGCTAATCAACAAAATGATACAGAGTGGTTTAATTCATTTGATAACATAGAGTATAAGATAGAACCTTTTATTGTTAATGAATCATGGGTACCTGTAACACTCCCAGGTTCAACAGCGTGGTCACTACCTACAACTAATTTAGGTGGTAGAGCAGTAAGACACGTTGGTAACGTTTCAGTTAACTATAACAACATTAACTCACCATACGTGCAAGATTCTAGGTGTGACAAAATAAGTTATAAAGATTATCAATATATAACTAAATCTCCACTAACACAACCTGATCAACACAATCCCGTTTATTATTTTTCGTCTACACAGAACAACATAGATAATAACTTAGTTAATCCTGTTGTAAATATATTTCCATACCCGTCTACTGTACAGGCCGAAGTTTTATTAGGCCCTAAAAATGTATTATGGAATTATACAATTGGAACATTAGGTCAGTATGAATATGCTGCTAATGGTAGTATTGATTTTGACTTAAGTACTTCTGAACAAAACGAAGTAATACTTAGAATATTAGCATATGCTGGTATTGTAATAAAAGATCCTCAAATTATTCAAGCTGCTTCACAACAAATAGCTGCTGAAACAGCAAATGAAAAAGCATAATTATGGCATTAACAGAAAACAACAGACAATATTACGAGGGTGCTCAAACCTTTAGAGGTGACGGAGTTAACACATCTTTTACAGCCACTTTTGATACTGGTTTAGTATATTATAGCTTAGATCCTACTAACAATAATTATGCGTTAAACAACTTTAAGGTTTATGTAAGTCCTAGTGGTTTAAGTGGTACTTATGTAGAACAAACTAATGTAGAAATTGCTAGCGTAATAAATAATGTTATTGAATTTGCAGCTGCTCCAGCTGATGGTAATTATGTTGTAATACAACTTAAAACTTTAGATGGTGGTAAATACGGTAACAATGTTAGTGACAAAGCGTATGGTAATACTGTAGAAAATAATTATGGTGAATATCAATACATAAGTCTACAAGATGCAATACAAAACTTTATGGTTGGTTATGTAGGCGATGGTAAGTTAATACAAAAAGTAAAAAAATCTGATGTAATATTTTTTGCTAAACGAGCTTTACAAGAGTTTAGCTATGATACATTAAGAAGTATAAAATCAATGGAGCTAACTGTTCCAAATAGTGCTAGTATAATTTTACCTCAAGATTACGTAAACTATGTCAATGTAGCATGGTATGATAATGCTGGTATAAAACACCCTATATTCCCTGTAAATAATTTAACTATAAACCCTTACGAGTTACCATTACAAGATAATGCTGGTGTACCAATTCAAGATATTTACAATGTTAATATACAAGGTACATCTATAGTGGAAGATAGATGGAGAACTAAAACCTCTGATTTTAACTTTAAAGATTTTATAGATAATACTTGGTTAGGTTACGCATTGTATTATGGAGACTGGGGATTTGGTTTATATTCTGGCTGGGGTGAATTATATGGCTTAGAGCCACAATATGCCAACATGAATGGTTACTTTAGTTTAAATGATAGAGAAGGTAAGATGTCTTTTTCATCTGACTTAGTAAATCAAATAATTGTTTTAGAATATATATCTGATGGTTTAGCAGACAGTATGGATACTAAGATACCTAAGCTAGCAGAAGATGCTTTATATGCTGCTATATCACACTCTATAATAGCTTCAAGAATAAACCAACCAGAATATATAGTTGCTAGACTTAAAAAAGAAAGATACGCTAAACTAAGAAACGCTAAAATAAGACTTTCAAATATAAAACTTGAAGAAATTGTTCAGGTTATGAGAGGTAAATCTAAATGGATTAAACACTAAAATTAAATGGCTGAGGTTAAAAATGCTTTTATAAAGTCTAAAATGAATAAAGACCTAGACGCAAGGTTGTTGCCGTCTGGAGAATATAGAGACGCTCAGAACGTAGCCATTAGTAGATCAGAAGGGCCAAATGTAGGAGCACTTGAAACTATTTTAGGAAACGAAGTTGCAACACAATTGCAACGAGATATAGAGATAACCATGTCAACCATAATAGATAATGGTGATGGTACTCTTGTTATTGACGCGCCCGTGCAAAGTTCTCCTAATTACGAGTTATATAATATATTTCCTAATATGCTTATTACTGATGGAAATGTAATTGGTACTATAACAGGTGTTGTTCAAACTGTTTCTTTGGATGTTAGGTTTAACTCAGCGGCTGATGCTGCAATTTTTGAAGCTAGCAATAGCGCTACTATAAACTGGGCTAATGGCGATGAAAATGCTCCAATTGTAAAACCTTTAAAAATAATAGGTACAAACCAAGACTTAACAAACGAAATTGTTTACATATTCGCAACAGATTATGTTGATACTTCTAACAACGGTTTATTGTTTCCTTCTGTAAAAGAAAATGCTTTACAGCCTTTTAGTACAGAAAAAGTTGGTACAGGTTTTATATATAGATATGATTTAAAAACCCCTACAGTTAGACCAGATATTTTAGTATATGGTTCTTGGTTAAATTTTGCTCAAAACTTTCCAATATTAAATTCTAATTTATTAGAAAATTTATTATTTTGGACAGACAATAGAAATCAACCTAGAGTTATAAATGTAGATACTGCTTTTAGTAATAGTAATGCTACGGCAGGTACTAACAATTGGCAAAATCCTTATTATAGAAATGAAGATCATGTTAGTGTTGCTAAATTTGCACCGTATCAACCAATAGAATTATGGAAAAGATTTGATCAAGCTGATGCTGGCTATAATTTTTCAGGAGCATCTACGCAAACTACAATGAGAGATGTTGTAAGTTTATATGCTGTTAATGGAGGTACTAGTGAAGTCACAGCTGATTATGCTGCTGGTGTTGGTACTATAAATATAAACACTGCTAGTGTTAATGGTTTTTATGAAGGTTTATCAAATGATACACTGGTAGATATGACTGTTTGGTATTTTAAACAAGATCCAAACAACCCAGCGGTTCCACCAGTGTTAACAGACACAGGTTGCACGGTTCAACAATTTCAACCTAACACAGGTGATGTAATATTAAACGGCACATTAGCAGATCAGATGTATGCTGGTAATCAAGTTATCTTTAATATAAATCCTTTTTATATTGATAATTACCCAGGTGATCCTAATTTTTTAGAAGATAAATTTGTTAGATTTAGTTATAGGTTTAAATATGATGATGGTGAATACTCTATCTTTGCACCATTTACACAGATTGCTTTTATGTCAAAGCAAAATGGTTTTTTTATAGGAACTGAAGATGAAAACTTCAAAGATGAAGATGATGCGTATAGAAGTTCTGTAGTTGAATTTATGGAAAACCAAGTAACAAATATCTTGCTTAGGATACCGATGCCTAATACAATTACTAGTATAGCATCTTCACCCACGTACATGAGGTGTAATACACTGCAAACAAGTCTTAAGGTAAAAGAAATAGATATACTTTTTAGAGAGGCTGGCACGCTACCTGTTAAAGTTTTAGAAACAATTAAAATAGAGGAAATAGCTAGTGAAGGTGGTAATGATACTTATTATGAATATAACTACCAGTCTAGAAAACCTTTCAAAACATTGCCTGAAAGTGAACTCATAAGGGTGTTTGATAAAATACCGGTTAGAGCAAAGTCTCAAGAGATAATAAGCAACAGAGTTGTTTATGGTAACTACGTAGACAAACTAACTCCACCTGCTGATATTAACTACAACGTTGGTATATCAGATAAGTTTCCTTTAACAACAGCTGGTTTAGTTGATGGTCAATACTCTTCTATAGTAGAATATCCTCAACACAGTGTTAAACACAATAGGAGTTATCAAGTTGGTATTATATTATCTGATAGATACGGTAGACAATCAAGTGTTATATTATCTTCTAACAAAAACGAAGTATTACAAAATAGTATTAATTTTGGTGGATCAACATTATACGCTGCATATAGAAGTAAGTTGAGTATTGAAAATGAATCATCTACGTTAGACTGGCCAGGTGATTCTCTTAAAATTGTTTTTAATGAAGAGATACTTAGTAGCTTTCTTCCTATAGGTGAAAATGGTCCGTCAGATCAATTTAACGGTGAACCAGGAATATTTAGTTATGATGAATCAATTTCAGCTGGTGTTGCTGGCTCTGCAGGTTTTGTACCGGGTGGTTGGCATTCTTACAAAGTTGTTGTAAAACAAAACGAACAAGAGTATTATAACGTTTATTTACCTGGTATTATAAATGGTTATCCAGCTAACTCTGATAGTTTTGGTATAGAAATAGGGGAAACAGCTTTTAGTACTTTGCTAGCAGACAATATAAATAAAATACCTAGAGATTTATCAGAAGTAGGACCTGATCAAAGACAGTTTAGAAGTTCAGTTAGACTATTTGGTAGAGTAGAAAACGGTGGTGAAAACTTAAGCTTTTCATTACCACCTTTTAACACTCAATATTATCCTGGTAGAGCATCACATAGTGTAGATGCTATTGGTGTATCAACTGAAATAAACCCACCTCAAGACTCAACGAATCCAACATCTTTAAGTATATACCAAGGTAGCACAAGACCTTATATGATGAGATTGTCTACAAACAAAAGCATCGGAGAAGAAGATGTTAATCCTGCTGGTCCTGGTAATGTAGACTTTCCACATTTAGCTGTATATGAAACTAACCCTGTTATATCAAATATTGATATATACTGGGAAACTAGTACTACAGGTTATTTACCTGAGTTAAATTATTTAATACAAACAACTGTTGGTGCGCCGACTGGTATAACAAACCCAAACCCTTCATGGAGAGAAAATCAAAGAGACGGTGGTGGTAC